CCCCGCCCCCCCCCCCCCGGAGAGGAGACCGCAAAAGGCGGCCCCCCTCCCGCAGTAGAAGCCGACATGCGAGGCAATATTGCCAGACACGCCCGCGCCGCCAGTGCCGCCTCTAAGCGAAACTCCTTGATCTGTATTGTAGCTGGTGCGGTTACGGCAATAACTCCACACGCCATTACTTCCCGTGGACGAAAAGCCCATATCTGCATCAGATAATTTTGTATTCCAACCTATGCCACTATAACTAGCATTAAGAGGTACAACAAGAGCATCCCACTCTGTTAAATTATCCTTTACGCTACTGTTCCCTGGCTCATAATCTTGTTTTGAGCCGTCTAGCAAAGATAATCTGTAGTTCCTCCCTGCTATCTTGAGCACTTGTTTTCCGAAAATGGCATTACACTTGCCAAGATCATTCCAGCAAAGACTATGTCTTATGGGTTTTTGAGCAATATAAATTATCTCTCCATGATAAGTGAACTTGTGCCAAACAATATCGTTGTTGAGTAAAGTTCCGGCTGTAAGTCCTATTTGTGCAGCAAGCGTAGTACCAGTGACTGCTTTACCTACCTGACTCCCATCTTCAAAATTTCCAAGCTGTGCTGCGCTAACAGTACCGTAGTATCCACAATCTAAGTCCCCGCTAATCAGGCGATCAGCTCCTGGTGAGTATCTTGCTAGGCTTTCGCGATCCAAGAATAGTGCATTGTTTATTAAAGATGCGTAGTCTTCGATTTTATAATTACCAATTGCGATCCCTCTTTTAGATAGCGCTTGCTTAATATTAGTCATAGCTGTAATCATGCCATCTGTAAGCTTTCTGTATTGTGCAAGATAACTACTTATAATGGCATCACGTTCTTCAGCCCCTGGATCAAGAGTAAAATTTCCACTGCCTCCATAGACGCTTTCCATTTTCTCGCATGTATTTTGTAGCTGATCTTTTAATATGCTAATCATTTCTGGATCACCTCCTCCTTTACCCGCTGCTTGATTGATGGCTTCCCATACAGTTGTAGGATTTTGTATGTTCGGCGCTTCTGCTGCTGTACCTATTGAGGACTTCTTAGCATAAGTAGCCTGCAGGTGTTGGTTGAGCCTTCGCAGGCCGTTTTCATCTAAAATTTTCATGTTGAACTCCTATTCTAGGCACCAGTTGAGAGCATAATCTGGTCTACTTCCGTATTGCTTAGTGATACTAGGCCGGTCACCTTCTGCTTGTCTTCAGCACTGTAGTTATTGAGCGAAAGGCCAGGCTCTGTTCCATTAGCCAGTTCCGCTTTTTGTGCGCTGATTTCTCCGGATTCCGTGATAGTTATTCCGCTACCGATACTAACGCCACCTTTGACTGTTTTTGATGCAGTTGGCAATACGTAGTTATTAGCATTCGCTTCAACTCCAGCAAGCTTCTGCTTTTCAGTTGTGCTGTAGTTATTAAGTGATAGCCCTGCAGTCTGGCCATCTGCCAGCTTGTAGGTCGTATCCGTGTACTTCGGATTCTTTGGGATTGCATCGACTTTGCCTTTGTCGACATCCGTGTAGTCATTTGCGCTAAGTCCCTTGCCGGGTATTACATCAACCTTCTTAGCTAATGAGGCCTGCACATCAGTTTGATTCGCTTTACTGGCCAGCTTATTGTCGGTTCGCGTCTCTGCCTCAGCTATCTGTGCTTCAACTTCAGTTTTTGATGCTTTTTTCCCAAGCTCAGTAGTGAGGGCTGTGCCAACATCACCTTGCTCTGCAAGCTGTGCTGCGATTTCCTCCAGTGTGTCCAGAGCTTCTGGAGCTGCACCAACGAGATCGGTAAAGCGCTGATCCACATAAGATTTATCTGCCTTATTGGCTTTGATCTCAGCGACATCACTAGCAATCTGCCCACTTTCGAAGCCTGCAATCGCCTCTTTTAAAGCTTGATATTCAGCCTGGTCGGACAAACTCTTCTGATGGTCTTTATCGGCTCGGATATGATCATCGCTAGCTTGTTTGGATCGGGCAGTGTCTGCGGCAACACGGTCGCTTTCGGCAGCCTGTCGATCTGTTTCTTGCTGCTGCCTAGTTCGCTCATTAGCTGCTCTCGTCGTCTCTTCGGTAGCCCTTAGATTTTCAGCAGTCTTCCTATCGGTTTCCTGCTGCTGGCGAGTAGTTTCAGCCGATGCTCTCTCACCTTCCTGCCGTGCTCGATCATTTTCGGCGGCTACTCTAGCTTGCTCACTAGTGCCACGTGTACTCTCGCTGTTCTTTCTTTCAGTTTCAGCTTGAACGCGCTCTAGCTCTTGGCTTTTTCTTGTTGCCTCATCTTCTGCCCGACTTGTCTCGCTGGATGCACGAGCTTTTTCAGCTTCAGCACGCAGATTTTCGTCTGTCTTACGCTGAAGTTCGTTTGCTACTCTAGTTTCCTCAGCAGTAGCCCGCTCTGTTTCTTTGTTTGCACGTAATTCCTCAGCCGCAGCCCTGACCTGCTCTGCTTCTTGGCGCGCCTTTTCATCAGTAACTATAGTGTTTTTGATCCCAATGACGGCATCATGCTCTGCCTTGGCACCCGTTTCGGATTCAGCGGCTTTGTCGGCAGATGTTTTTGCTTGGCCAGCACTATTTTTAGCATTTTCAGCGTACTGTCTAGCATTCTCTTCGCTTGCCAGTGCCTGTGTCGCTGATTCTTCCGCTGCTCCGGCATAGCCTTTAGCATCACTTGCACTTGCGGCAGAACTAGCAGCCGATTCGGAGCTATCAGTAGCTGCTGTCTCAGCGTTTTCCTTTGCGTGTACGGCCGTCTCAGCACATTTGCAAGATTTAATCTGGCACGCCTCCGCCTGGTCTCGAAATACACTAGCTGCTTGTGCATCAAGGCTAGCGGCAGTTACGTGCTTCTCCAGCTCATCGAATAGCTGCTCCCACTTAGACTTGGAGGCGCTATCTGTAGGATCATCCAAGGATTGCTTGATGTTTACTGCGAAAGGCGGGAAGCGCATAGTGTCAGAGCCCTTCTGAGCTTTAATCTGCATTACAGTCGGTAAATAATTAAGCTGAGCGTAGTCAATCGGAAGCGCTAGCCTGCCGTCTGCAAGTACCTCACCTGTGCTTACGACAGGCGCAACCTTGCCATCACTGAGCGACCACAGGCTTAGAGTATATCCGGATAAGTCCAGCGGCTTGCCATCAGCAAGTGGTATCACAAGCCAGCCTCTGACCGTGTCACTTGCAACCGCCATTGTGTCCGGGTGCAGGACATGGTAAAGGTCCTGAGTTATTTCTTTGTATAAGTTGTAATCTACCATGCTATACCTCCCTGCTTAGAATTTCTTGCTCTAAGCGGTCAACTCTTTTTATTAGTTCGTTTTTTTTGGATTCGAGGGCATCAACTTTATTAGCAAGGGCTTTGACAGCCCCCATATTAACGATGGCCATGTTGCCATAGTTTGCTATGCGTACACTATCGCCCTCCGGGGATGTATACTTACCAGTCACAAGCTGTGCGAGAGGATTGGTTGATCTCTCAACCAGGTTTGCGATCACGCCTACGCTATGCTGGTCATCTTGGCGACGGTCAAACTCCCATAGAGATGTGCTCTTTACAAAATCTAATGCCAAATCCAAATCAAGGCGCTTAACATTTTTCTTTGTGCTCAAGTCTGACGTATATACTGTGCCATTTGTGCCAACTCCCCAAATGAGGTTAGATGCACTAAAACGAGCATTGTCGGAACCTCTGTGTATGGCAATCCAGGCGTTTCCCATTGTCTCGAATGAACATACATATCCGTTGCCATTGACGTAAATTCCAGTTCCGGAAGCATACATGTAATTGCCTATTCTGACGCCAGAAGCTATTGTTCCAGAATTAAAGCTAAATTGGTTTGCATTAGCAGATGTTGTGCTTTGGATCCCGCTGCTGCCAATCGACATATTATTAGAGTTCCAGCTGGTGTTTTGAATATTAGCTGCTCTAATATCACCCGTGAAGTATGCCGTACCATAGTCAAGGTCAATATAGCTTCCACCTCGATTGGATTGCAGACGGCCCGTCTTAATTTGATCAGCCGATATTTGGAAGGCTTGTAGTTTGTCAACAGAAATGCTGTTAGACCTGATTTGATCACCCGTGATCGTGCCATAAGCAATTTTATCTGCAGTAATAGTTCTACTGGATATTTCAGCTGCCGTAACCGCTCCCGCTGCTATTTTTGACGACGTGATCGCTCCGGCTCTGATCATGGATGCATCTATCAAATTCGCTAACAAACTGCCCGTCACTATGGATCGGTAGATGGCGTTTCCGTCTTTTGTTGTCCCATACTGCCAGATCGGACTTCCGTTCCGCCAGCCGCTTGTCGTCCAAACATACTGTCCGACATCGTTGACCATAGCGATATACGTGGATTTTTCCAGTGTTGGCTTGTCGTGCATGTAGCGGATTTTCTTGCCTTGGTCACCTTCTACATCGGTTGTGTAGTAACCCATTGACCGAGCCACAACTTTATTAAGTTGTCCCTGTGCTTCGATCAGCGGAGTAACTGTCTGACCTATTTCTCTCTGCCATTCAAGCTTCGCCGATGATTGGATCTCGGAGGATAACCTTGCAGTTATCTGTGCCAAGTCTACAGAGTTGTCGCCCAGAGTGATTTCTTCGTATCTGCAGCCAAGAGCATCATATCTGTAAGACACAACCCTCAGTTTTATCAGCCTGTCCATGTAGCGGACGGTAATTGTATCTCCAATGTTTAGCCGCAAACTCTTCTCTATGTCTTTGTACTCAAGCGTGTCAGCCAAGTCGATGAAATTGACCTTTGCAGTAAATACAGGAATATCAACGTGGTCATTGTCGTACAGACGCCTTACTCGCTCTCTAACTTCATGTTCTGCGCTGGCTGCCGTGGGATAGAGAATCTGGTCGCTATCCTGGTCAGTTCTGCCGATCTGAATATCTCCAAAGTGTACGTGCGAGACATGCGGAACCGGCATCAATGCGATGTTTGGACTATCCACATAAGTCTCAGGAATGAATGCCAGGGATTGGTTCTCCGTCAGATATGTGGGGATAATCCTGTTAACCACTGCTGTGCTATCTATTGACAGCTTAAATCCAGTCAAATTGTGACGATATTCAATAACCTGTCCGGACTCCTTGCCACGCCTGGAAAGCATATCTACGTGCCAGCCATGGCGATAGATTTCGCCGCCCCACCGAGATACAAAACTCGCATCATTCATGCCAATAAGTGCGTCTATGGGATTTCGTAGCTGTACATATAAAGTCGCTGAAGCCTCGATGTCAGAAGTACCTGTAAAGCGAGCTTCCTGTATCCCACCTGTAACGATTGTTTTGACTGCATCAGCTGCGGTCATATCAACCAGGTGGCGGTTCTGGATCATTTCGTGCATTAGGTCGTAGCTTATGTGCCAACCTTCGGCATGATAAATAAGCCTTCCTGTCACATGATCCATAGACCTGCTCGGCTCGGAAAGTCTAAAAAGCTCCTCACTTCCATCCGGAAGCGGGAGCTTAATAATTTGGTTTTCTTCAATCTCCGTCAAAGAGTCAACTTCGCAGGAAAATTCGCCATTGATGACTTCTCGGACAATTGCTCGCATCAGAGTTGGTGTGACCAGTCCATTGGATCCCAATTCCTCCGGACTGGCTTTGGCATCATAAAGATATATCATACCCACCTCCACTCCGGTCTAAATTCAGCTTGGCTTGCTCCAGAAATAGTGACATGGTATCTAATCGGCTTTTCTTCGCCATCTAAGGCTTTCAAACGGAAATAATCCCCTGCCATTTTTGTTTGAGCAGGTACCCCATCGACCAAACATTGGCCATAGCTTAGCTCTAGGCTGCTATTTACTGAGCGGATTTGGACATCGCGAGATCCTCCTCCACCAGATATACGGATACTGATGTTATTTCCGGGACTAGCAGGAAATAAGCTAATGATAGGTTTAGCCCATGTGTTGCCTTGGGCATAAAGATCAAAGTCTAAAGCTCTGTAGATTGGCTGATCTACTCTGTATCGTTCTGGATTGCATTCGCACTCGACTTCTATCGTGTACCAGCCAGCCTTGCTTCTTTCGATTTTTGCGACCTCTGTTACGCAATCAAAAACAAAACCAGGGATGCTAGACATTTGAAGAGTCTTTGCTCGGCTTAGCTTGTAAGCTTGCTGGGCGATGGTTTCCCCTTCAAAATAAAGCTTAAACCTATAGGTTACTGCTTCATACTCTCCGCCCCACAAATGTAAAACCCCCGATCTGCCGGGGATTTTAACTGCACTCGTTCTTTTCTGCGGTACTATATACTGCGGCACAGAGAGAGGCTCAAAACCTAGCTCTGTAACGTCTCTGCCCCCAAGCACCACAAAGCGCCTGTGTTTTGAGATATTAGCTATTCTCATCGACCCATCCCCCTAGCTCTTTTTTGACGTGTGGTTTCTTGCGCAACGGCCCCTGCTATACCTCTGGAGTCATATCCTCCTCCGCCACCTCCTCCGGCATAGTTAGCCGGATTACCAGCGGCAGCAAGCTGCTGTGCGGCCGCAGCCGCTCCGGGAACTTTAGACAAGATACCATCAATAAACTGCTGGCCTAAGTTCTGACCAGAGGCAGCTGGATTAATCTGCTCAATAGCATTATTAAGTGCCTCCATGGCCTTTTGACCATAGCTTGCAGTCGCCTTAACAACGGCGGACTGTTCTTCATTAAGCTGCTTAATAAATGCTTCCGACATCTTTGTGGCTTCTTCGCCTGCGGTTTCCAGCTCTCTACCGAGACCGCCAGTTGCTTTCTCACCGGTATCTTCACCAGCGCCTTCAATTTCTCCTTGGCGGCTTTCAATAGTTCCCTTAGTGTTATCAATAAAACTATCCGCTGCATCCTCGCCACCGCGTGCGAGCGATTCTTGGAGTGCAACTGTTGTGTCTGACGCTATAGTTCCGGCTTCCTCCGGCATATTCTTTAAGGCGTCTACTACTTGCTTTTTAAGTTTTTCCGCTTCCTCGGCAGGCAGTCCTGCTGTTTCGGCTATTTTATCTGCGATTGCTTGGATGCCCTGCTCAGTTACAGGAGAAACGTCAGCCGGAAGTGAGTTCATGGCAGAGATGATAGCCTGCTCTACTGCTGCAGCATCACCCTCAATGGTTACTCCGCCATTTTTTAGGATGGTAGAGATTGTGGAAACAACTGTCTCCATCCCTTCGCTCGCATAGGTATTTGCAGCGCTCATAGACTGCTGATATTTTTCAGCGTACGCTTGCAGTTGTTCGTCTGTTGAATTGACAAGGCCATCAAGAGCGGTTGTGTTTTCCACTCCCATAGCCATAATCCATTCACGGAAACCGTCAAACTCTTCGCCTTGCATCCGCTGCTGTAGCGCTATGCGGTTAGCATAGTACGCTTCAAGAGTTTCTGCGTTTTCTTCCTGCTGTGCTAACTGCTCTTCAATGGTGACTTCATTCTGGCTGATTTTTGCACCGGTTATCTGGTCAAGAAAACCTTTATATGCTTGATATCTTTCTTCATAAGCCCGCTGCTCAGCCGCAAGCACTTCTTCGCTAGATTCTTTAACTGCCTCTTTAGCTTCTACCTGACGATCAGCCGCCTCTTCGGATTGATCGGCCGTATAGCCGTACTGTTCTTCTAATTCTTTTTCGTACAGTGCAATCTCATCTAGGAGCTTCAGCTCAGTTTCCTTTGCCTGATTCGCACTGTTTCTTACTTCTGCTGCTTTACCGAATGTAGATGACCATAGGCCAAAGCCCTCTTCTTGGGTTTGTTGCCATTCTTCTTCGGCCTGTTTTGCTTCGACAGCAGCTATGCTCTGTTGCTTGTAGAGATCTACAAGATGCTCTTTTATTGCTGTAGCTTGAGCCTCTTGTTTTAGAGCCGCGATATAGGCATATACTGCTTCTTCTGTCTTGTTTATTTTGTCAGTCTGCTCGTCATACTGCATGTTCAGACCAGGCATCAACTCGTTGAGTTCGCCAACCATCTGCGCCAGCAGTTCTTTTTGTGCTGCAGATTTACCTTCGACTTCAGATAGTGCAAAAACCTTTTTAGCCAAGGCTTCAGCTTGGATAGCATTATCTTCTATACCATCTACCTGTCGTTCAAAAGCTTTCTGACTCTTTTTAAGATTATTGGTTAGCTCTTTTACTTCTGGGCTAACCTTGGTTGCGGCTTTATATAGCTTCGTGCCAATAGCAATAGCCAGGCCTGCTACAGCTCCAATTAAACCTGCCTTACCACCCGTTCCTATTGTTTTCCAGAGCCCTCCTAAACCTCCACCAGCTGCCTCTATCCCCGGTTTCATGTTTTTGAAACTTTTAGTAAGTTTACCAAGCCATCCAGTGAGTACGCTTGTGCCTTGGCTCATCTTGCCTATCGCCGATAAGGTCGGTCCTAGGGCAGCAGTAATGCCTCCCGCCTTAATAATCAGCTGCTTAGTACCATCATCAAGGTTTCTGAACCAGGACGTAAGATTTTTAATGAGCTCTATAAAATCTTCAATAATTGGAGCAAGCGCAATCTGGACTTCTGTCCCTAATTCAGCTCCTGCAACTTTAAGATTATTAAGAGCAACTTTCCAAGCATCAAGGGGATCGAGGGTTGCTGCATATGTTCTGGCAACCGTTCCCGCAGCTCCTTCCGCTGCTTCAGCAAGATCCGCAAAACCTAAAGCTCCACGCTTGGCAGCATCAATCATGAACAAGCCGCCTTTTTGGCCAAACAGTTCAGATGCTGCATTCATCTTCTCAGTTTCACTTGCGCTGGAATTCAGGACTTCCTCAAGGTCAATCATGCCTTCGGTTAAGGTTTTGCCTTCCTTGGCCATAGTTGCAGCGCCCTTAGCCAAATAACCTAGGGCTTTATTCGCATCAACTCCGGATTGTTGCATTCGGCCGATGAGAACTGCGGACTCTTCAAAGCTGAGGTTAAGGGTCTTTAGCACACCAGCGTTTTTCGTTATCGCTTCAAAGACTTTATCTGTAGACGTACCAGTGTCCTGAGCAACTTTAGCAACACTATCAAGAACCTGACCTAAATCGCTTGCTTCAAGGCCAAATGCAGCCATTACACCTTTAGCACCCTGAATACTTGATACCACATCAGTACCATTTATTTCAGCAAACTCAACGGCCAGCTCTGTTGCATCTTCCAGCTCCTCGCCTAAGAAGCCGAACTGAGTGTTCAGCTCGCCAACTGCGTCGCTGACTTGAGATGCCTCGACGGGCATCATAGTATAGACTTTTTCAAAGCTGGCCTGCATGCTCTCAAGCTCAGCACCAGTTGCTCCAGTGGCCGTCACAATGCCATCTAAAGCATCATCAATTTCTGCGAACGCAGCGAGTGATCCTGCAGCGGCTGCAGTTATCGGAACTGTTAAGCTCCTCGTTAAGGAACTTCCAACATTGCCTGCCTTTTCACCGAAATTGTGCAAACCTTCACTTGCTCTTTGAAGTATGGACTCGTTCTTTTTTAGCTCTTCATTCGTTTTCTGAAGTTGATTCTCAAGCTGCGCTACACCTTTTTCTGCGTAGTTTAGATCACGAGCATACTTCTGTGCTTCTTCGGAGTTTTCGCCGTATAGCCTCTTGGCCTGCTCAAGTGCGCATTTAGCTTCAGTTACTTTCTGTTTTTGATTGTCAAGTTCTTGAGCGAGAATGCTTGATTTTTGCTTAAGAAGTTCAGTCCGTTTAGCAGCATCTTCGTGAGTTGTGCCAAGCTGGCGGAGTTTCTGATCGACGAGAGATAATTCGCTTTTAAGGGTCTTCTGGGATTCATTTATTGACTTTAATGCGTTTGTATAAGTAGTCTCGCCATCAACGGAAAATATGGTTTTAACATTAGTAGATTTGTCTGCCATTTACTTCCCTCCTTTGATGTACTGATCCCAGATCTCCTTTAGCTTGTCAGGTATCTTCTGGTTAGCATCTTCAACCGCATCGTCTATAAAGTAACTTCCCGGTTTGCTTTTGGTTCCGTAATGCAGGACAAATGCTTTCTCTGCCTGGCGTACCTTTTTACGCCTGGTGTATGTTTTCTTTCCGGACTTGGTAGGAGCGGTAGTTTTAGATGATGTGCCACCCGGATATATTTCTGCAGTTAGACTTCCTTTTGATTGTTTGCTTTTCTGCCATTTGACCTTGTCGTAGAGCTCTCCTGTATCCTTGTGACCATGTTTTTCAATTGCGCGCTTCCAGGCACTTACAGTTTCATCAGCTCCAGCTTCCAGCATTTTTTCAAAAGTAGCTGACGCTTCTGCCCCCAACCTTTCCATATCTTTGATGAGCTCATCTAGCCCTTCGACTTTAACGTTCGCCATAAGTAGCCCCACCTTTATTGATAAAGTCATCACTAACAGGTTGCTTTTCTCCTAAACAAGACTTCATATAGGCAACGCAATTCCTCAAGGTAAATCGCATGAACATAGGATATGTGACTCCCAACCGACACATCGTCTGATATAGCGCTGCAAAATCCAACTCGCTGGAATCTTCATCAGTCTTTACCGCTTCCGGCCACTCCTCGTCTCCTTCTTCCGGGACATATACTGGCGAAGGATCTTCTGGCATATATGCCATTACACCTTCATTGACCTTTTCTATAATTTCTGTAGAGTTTTCAAAGCTCTCCAGGCGTCCGATTCTATCCAAGAATTCTTTTTCCGTTTGGTCAGTAGCACCATATAGCAGTGCATATGTGGCCAGACCGTCTAACTCTAGCAACTCCCTGAAGCTAACCTGCTTATCCATAACGCTTTTCGCAAAACTCTGTGCTCTCAAGAATGTGCCATTACACCATCTAAGCGAGATGACTTCGTCTCCTAAATGGATTTTGTTTTCATAAGGCTCAGCAAAATTAATGTCCATAAAGTCACCTCTTCCAAAATAAAACTAGCGAGCAGTCTATCTGCCCGCTAGCGTGTTGACCTGTATTCTTTTAGCCGTTGCTTTGTGGCCCACTCGGATCTGGACTTTTAGTCTCTTCAGCCGGAATTTGCGGAGTAGTAAACCACTTCTTAGCCTTTTCCGGATCAAACTCCGGACTATCCTCGCGCATTACATAGCGGATCAACCCATCACTTTCTCGAGCATAAAATGTTCCTGTAATGTCGTTGTGAGTCTGGAAAGCAATACCATCCTTCTTCATCGTTTCGAACACTTCCTTAAATTCTGCTAAGCGGCCTTTATAAAGTATATGGTAGGCATATTTAGGCTTACCACCACCTTGGGTAGACAGCATAGTTCTCCAAGCCAGGGCTCCTATAGTAGGCTGATCTCCCTTTTTGTCCACACGTCCATCTGTATAGGTGTGTCCAAAGATCTTAGCTCTGACCCTGTCAGGCACCTGACTTCCGGAGAAAGACACTCCGATAGCCTGCATGATAGATACTTCGTCTTCAACACCGTCATCAGAGTCAAGGACTGCTCCAGCAAGAGACGGATCAGTATTCACATTAATCAAGCGACAAACTTTAATAGGGTCGTCGTACGTTGTTTCACCATTCTCAACATCCGTTTTTAGTGGAAACCACGTTAACTTTGATGCACCAATTGACTTGCCAATGTATTCATTCATTTCATTTATCCTTTCTTATGCCATAACCTGGCAATTTATGATCCATCGCCAGTAGCCAGATTCTTCATCCAGAACCAGGATTGGATCATCATGATTTATATAGTTTTCGTCGAGCGCAGCCTCAATTTCTGTGGCTAGCATGTCGTTGGGATTCTTGCTCCAGCGATCAATAGTTACCATGATCATGCGGTCTTCCCGATGATCGTCTGATTGGCTTGAGCTGTAGGTGTGTGGTGTCCAGCAAGTGTAAGACTCAGCACTTCCGTTCCAAAATCCTTTTTTTAGGTTTGGATCAATAGTCAGCAGTAAGTTCTTTAGATCTTCCTGGTTAAACATCTGCGACCACCTCCACGTCATAGGCATCAGCCCTGCGCTGGAGAGACAGATCCATCATCGGAGGCTCTGTGTCCGGTAGGTACTGTACCTGTACAATGTCGTACTGCTTGCCATCTCGGAGGATTACCACGTCATGAGTTGTTATGTCTCGCCTCTGGTGGGTACGCACCAGCACATCAATCGTTGCCGAGGCTTGCTTAGCCGTCCAGTACCTAGCCATGCCCACTATACGCTCGTCATAAGGCAGCTTCGCCAAGAGTGTCAGCCCAAGCTTCGGTACTTCGCCGGGATCCGAAATGTCCTCAACACGATAAACTTTTAAGTGGCCATCACGGAGCGGCTGTTGATTCTTCAGCATTAGCCTTCACCTCCTGGTCATACTGGAACTCCAGTAGTTCACCGATGTAATTGTCGACGAACTCATCCAGGGCCTTAGCATTCGCATAAAAGACATAATCCTTCAGGATCCGGCGCTCCGGAGTTCCGTCATCAAAAGTAAGTTTGCTTCCCGCCGATTGACGATCAAGATATGCAATGCCGTCAGCAATGTACTCGCTCAGCTTTGCATCTATGTCCGGGTCTTCCCACGTGTAGCCTAAGCTTTGCCGTATTACCGGGAGCATAGTTTCCTTAACTTTATTTAAGTCTTCTATCATGGGATCCCCCTTTCAGCTATTGCTCTTCGATAAACGGGTAGCCGTGCATGTTTTTATCTGATGTGAGTTCAGTTATACGATCTTCGCTAACTTTAAGGCCTTCTCTTGGGTAATAATCCCCAGCAGCATAAAAATACCTGTTGTCTTCCAAGTCATAAAAAGGCCTGATGGCCACATACTTTTTTAGAGTATCTGGCCCATCAGGTTTCTTTTTCGTGCTTGTCTTTCTAGTGGTTGCCATAGCTAAACACCTGGAGCGTCTGCAATGGTCTTAACCGTCGGATAGGTAGGTTTAAGTTTGGAGATATCAAGCAGGATGTGACTTGCAGCATCTTTAGGACGGCCATTGCCATACAACTTAGTCTTGTAGACACGCTGATCCTCAAGGAACCGGAACTCATCGGAATATTCGATTGTTCCGGATTGCGGCAGGCCAAGGCCCATGAAGTATTTTCCGCCAAGGCCAATTACTGCTTCACCCTCCTTCAAAAGTGCGCTCTGGATAACCTGAGTAGGATAAGGCAGTACATTGTTCACATAAAGGCCATTAGTGCCAAGCACGGTAGTGGCAGGACCGACCTTGTTACAATAGTCAACCGGGTTAACAACCATAAACAGATTTTGGACAACGCGAGGTTCTCCGAACTGATTAATTGCCAGCTTAGCAATTAACTTACCGTAAGACTGAGGATCAAAGCTTGTAATAGCGGTTGGAGTCTGTTTGGTATATCCAGTAGCAGGATCAATCGGCTTTGTAATATCCATCGTCATTCCGACGGGTTCGTTTTTATCTGTCTGTTTGCCCTTACCATTCAAAATGCCATTCTCAAGCCCGAAAGCGATGCCTTCGCTCAAGACTGCACGTACATAACGGTCAATCCAGACAGGCCCCAGATCTAGCATAGCTTTGCAAACCGGAATAAACGCGGAGAGCTTTGCCATGGACAGATCTACCAGCTCTAAGCCACGGCTTAACTCAGTAACAATCTCAGCGCACAGATTGCTCCATGTAGCCATGGGCCTGTCACCAGATGAGATTAGCCACTCAGTAACACCGCTAGTATTCTGGAAGTCAATCACACTTAAGAGTTCGTGCTTAGCCTGGATGTCATCGAAGACCATGTCGATTGTAGTTTTAGGGAGAGCAATGTCCAGGTTAGTCAAAGCCTGCTGAGGATTAGTAGACTTTGCCGCAGTAATAAACGCCTGATAAAAATCATTCTCATCGGTCGTCATTCTCCGAAGTCCACGCTCAGCAAGGACCGTCTGGTCATACATATCCGTTACCTGATGAGCCTCGGCAATCATCTGCTGCTGCAGGCTATTGGCCCACTCCATGAAGTGCTGAGCCATTGCATCTCCGTCTCCGGATCTGATGTCGGCCGCTACGCTCTGAAGAGCTTCTTTCTGTTCAGCGGCCATAACGTCTAAAGATTTAGCCATAGTTATTTCCTTTCCGCCGCCTCTCTAATTGCGGCCATAAAAATAGCGGCCGTTTCAGCCGCTTTGTTTGTTGGAGCTTCTTGCCCCACTGTCACTGTGGTGATTTGGTCAGCAGATATAGTTTCTACTAGACCTACTGCATTCACCTCTATATTGTCATCAGGAGGTTTTGATCGCTCCTGTAGTGACCTCTCTTGCTTTTGGATTTCCTGGACCTTGTCACAAAGTCCAAGCTCTAAGCATTCTTCAGCTGTGAGCCAGGTTTCATTTTTCATGATTTCATTCAACTGGTCAGCTGTTAGCTTGTCGCCGGCCCTCTCTAAGTAGGCACGATGATTAGCAGCCTCCATCCTCTCAAGATCCGTGGCCACCTTTAGGAAATCGCGTGAGTTGCCGATGGCAAAGGTCCACATATCATGCAGCATTTGCATTGAGGATGGAGCCATAATAATTTCATCTGCGGCCAGTAAGATAAAAGATGCGGCAGAGGCAGCCCAACCATCTACATACGCAGTAACATTGGCAGGATGGCGTTTTAGCAATGCATAGATCCCGTTCGCTTCGTAGACGTCTCCACCATTTGAGTTAACATAAAGGTTAATCTGCTTGATCCCTTCGTACTCGTCCAACACTTCTTTAATGTTCTTCTGTGTGATGTCCTCATCATCCTCGAACCACATTCCGGATCCAATTGTGTCGTAGATATAAATGTCCAGGCTTTCCCCATCAGGATTGCCAGCGAACTGATAGACTTGCTGGTTAATTACCAGTTTGCCATCATCCAGCGAAATACTCGTACCGCCTTTAACTGATTGTATTTTTGTGTTCATAATTCCCCCTATTCCTCGCCCGTAGCGTCTTCTAAGGTCGTAAAGTTTTTTGTTATAAGCAGCTTATTGGCCAGCTCATCATTGCTTTCTTCATAGCCGAGTCTCGGTCTAACTTCGTTGATGGTCATAACACCGGATCCTATTAGCTTCTCCACGCTTGCTGCTAAGTCGAAAATCTCAAGGTGCTTTACTTGAGTTGTGTCAATGAGAACCTTTGATCCGGATTTCCATTGGCTCTTGCTGTATATCTTGCTTGTTATCTCGGTTGAGATTAGATCGGCAAGCGGGTCAATGCAGTCGGTCAGATACATGTCAAAAGCATCCTTAGTCCCAGCAACCTCGCCGCGTAAGATAACTGGCGGGATCCCGAAAGCCGATGCTGTCAAATCGTATATGTCATTGACCAACTCTCTATAATCACGTGTGGATGCCCAGCCTTGCCCCTTGTTTAGGTCCTGGTAAGTCATCCCTTGCTGAAGAGGTATAACAGCATTGCGCTTAGTCCACAGGTACTTTAATTTGTTATTAAACAGGTCCGTAATATCGTCTTTGTCTTTCAAATTCTGTGACCTGGCTAGGCCTTGCATATTAATAACTGCCTTAACCCCACCTTGCTGAGACATAGTCTCGCCTGCAGCTTCGATGATTTTCCCATACATAGAACAGGCTTGGTCTATTAGATGCTTAACGTTGTCGTTATTAAGCCGAAAGTAAAACACATCGCTCATCTGGTAAGTTGTAGGGAAAGTCCAGTCATCAACCCTTACATCCGAAAAGCTCCAGTCATAGACGGCCCTCACCTTCTTGTCGAAGGAGTCAGCCACAAGCAAGTCATGGTCGAAAGTTTCTATGACTAGCGCCTCATTATTAAGGTAAAGCTGAGTAATGAGTTTCTGAATCCACGCTGAAGAGTTTTGATTTTTATTTGGCTGGATGTTAAGGCGATAATAATCATCCTGCTTAACCTCCTTGCCTGACAGATATGTCTTGATCTCACACTTAGCTATGGATCTAGCAACCTTGCTAACGGCTGCAGAAAATGCCAGCGACCTTAAAGCCAGCTCTGTATTGAGGTCTTGCAGGTCACCGCAGGAAATTTCTGTTCTGTGGCTGCCGCTGTCACCTTCAAGGAAGTTCCGGAGCCATAATCTAATACCCATAATGCCTCCTTCCTAGTCGGTTGCAACCGGCAAGTCTAGCACCCACTCATCAAGCACAGGCACCAGCGCTGCATCTTGTGTTGCTGCATGTACAAAAGCCATGAAAGGGTCTGTTTTTCTGCTTCGAGGTTCTATCTTGTCGTACTTGTAGTTTCCGGATGCGCCTTCTGTCCGCATCCTGACCTTCTTTGTATTGTTGGCCGCCCATCTCATCAAAGGTACATCGCCCCAGACAATTGATTCTGTCCGGAACCAGCTCTCAATTACAGGCGATACAGAAGCAATGCCCAGTGGGCGAACAAGATATATATTCCCATCGCTTCTACCCCACTCATAGCCGATAAGCGATAAGGCTTCCCGCATCAGAGCAAAGCGTGCTGTATCAACTGCGACCTTTACGATGTTGTATTGTTGGGCCATATCCTCCATCCAGTCCGTGATATAGACCGGATCAATTTGCGGGCCTTCAACGATTGATAGATCTCCACGCTGCTCCCATTCTTCCAAAGGAGCACGGATCCTGTTCCAGTCATTTGAGGATCTGCATATCCAGGAATGCTGTATATAGTAACGAGCGTCACCTATCCGGAACAATAATCCGGCGCTGGCCATATCGGAGAGCATTGCATAGTCTATGCCGCACACACAGTCGAGCCCTGTGAGGTCTGGCATCTCTCTTGCCGTGGCCATCAGTTCTTTTCTTGTAGCAACGACCATCTCTCTATCAACTTTAGGGAGGTTCATACGCTTTGTGTAAAACTCTTGCTCAACACTCGAGTCGTACTTCATCTTTTCAAGCTCAGACTCCATCTGTTGCATAAGTTCCGGGAAGTAAGTAATAGAAGGATTTGCCTTTCCCCATGCCTCCGGGTCTTCAACATCCTTCGAGCTGTCTGCTTCATAAATCAAGACGGCCATACCGACGGTCTTTATCTTGCCTTCTATGATCTGGTCTGCAATCTTCAAATCATGGTCGAGCACACCGTCCATGACATAGCCTCGAGTTGTAATCTTAAATATCCTAGAATGTTTCCGCTTGCCGAATCCGGAAGTGAAAACGCGGATATTATCAGAAGTTTCATATTCGTGCTCTTCGTCAAAGATTAGACAAGCAGAACGTTTGCCATCCTTTGTCCTGGCGTTGCTCGTGTTGTACTTGATATAGCTACCTGTGCTTTTGCTGTAGATCAGCTTCTTGGTTCTGGTATAAGCATCCTTAACTCTTGGCCATTCTGTGCCCAGCATCTCATACACGTCTTCGAAGGCAAGCTTAGCCTGATCCTCAGAGTTAGCTACGATGTCAACGTTATAGCCTTTTATGCCATAGGCCGCAGTCGTGAAATACCAGGAAAGAGCTGCGATAAATTTAGTCTTGCCATTCCCACGGCCCATTACGATCAGGAACTCGTTAAAAACAACTGTGTCATCATCGTTGAAACAATGTGCTAGGCCAATGATATATTTCTGCCATGGTAGCAGTTTGAAGTCGAAGTAATCCTCGATTAGCTCAATGGCCAATTCCGCCTTGGCTTTATCAATTATTACGGCTGGTTGACGCAGGCGCTTTACCTGTTGGATAACGCCGGCCCTCAACCTTTTGCACGACACTATCTTGCCGGAGATGATGGCATTGGCATAGTCATCAATTATTGATAGCCCTGTTTTTGATCTAACATTTGCCACGCGATCACCTCCCTAAATTTTTTCTAAAAATGCCACGCAAATAAAATGTCGGGAGCCCCCCTTCGGCAAGCACCCCCCGACTAAATTTAATTTTTTCCGACCGGGGGGAGTCATCTCACCACCACTCATCAGTCAGCGGCTCAGTTTTCTTTTCATAGTTTCCTCTGTTGCCACGCTCACGCTCAATCTCTTCATGGCAGTCAAAACAAAGTGGGATGAGGTTAAGGCTTCCGTCTGGCTTGTAGAGTGATAACTCATACTCCGGATACTCATCCCTAGGCAGATCGTGGTGTACCACAGTAGCTCGTGTGAGCTTCCCCATAGCCTTGCAACGCTGGCACTCGTAATGACACACACGTAGTGCTTCCCGTCGCACATGCCTCCACACACGACTGCGGTAGAAGTCACCTTTACGCATACTCATAGCCTTGGGTCAGAAGTAGGTGAAGGCTCTTCAGGTTCCTTTCCAATGAACTTATCCCCCATAATCTTGACAATAAGCTCTATCGCTCTCATGTCACCCTTGATTGCCTTTTCGGTTATCTTGATCAAGATTACATCCCTGGCCATTAAGTTTTGGCCACGTGTGTCGTTCAGGCTGCCTAGCTCATCTATCTTTTGGATCTCTCCATTAACAATCGGCAAGCTTAGCAATGTATCCAGATTGTCAGTTGCCTGATTATCAGATTGGAAATTGGCCATAGCAGATCACCTCTCTTCCTGATTAATCTGTAATAGCAATAGCCTTCTTTCCGGTTAGTGCTTCCCAGCGACTTATGATCACATCGCAATAATGCGGATCGTATTCCATCATGTAGCAGTTTCGGCCTGTTTCCTCACAAGCAATTAGTGTCGTCCCACTACCTCCAAAGAGGTCTAAGACGTTATCACCTTTACGGCTGCTGTTGTAGATCAGGTCTCCCATCAGTTTTACAGGCTTCATTGTCGGATGAAGCTTCGAAGATGTCGGCTTGTCGTAACGCAGGATGGTCGTTTTCTCTTCATTCAGGTCATCTTCCCTGACCGTTGTTTCTGTCCTATCTGCCACAAAGTAATGGGATGCACCGTCTTTCCATCCGTAAAGACATGGCTCATGCTTCCATTGATAGTCTTGCCGGCCAAGGACCATAGAGTTCTTAACCCAGATTAAGCATTGTCTTATCTGCCAACCTGCATCATTACAGGCACGGCGGAAGGTTAAGCCATTACTGTCTGCGTGCCAAATATAGAACGCTGCTCCTGGTCTCATTACAGAATCAGCATTCGCAAAGGCTTCTATTAAGAATTGATAGAAGGAACTATCGTCCATGTCGTCGTTAGCAATTGTTAATTTGTCTTTTGTTCCACCGCTGTAGTTAACGTTATAGGGAGGATCGGTTAGGAGTAAATCCGCCACCCCCCCTCGTAACAATTTTGTAACATCTTCTTTATTGGTAGAATCGCCACACATTAAAATGTGATTTCCCAGTTGATAGCGCTCTCCGGCCTTAACGATAGCTGGAACCTCCGCATCAACATCAAAGTCTTCTTCATCTTCTAAGTCCGGCCGTGCATCTAAAAGTTCTTCGAAGCCAAAGCTGGTCATGTCAATGTCTATGATGTCAAGCAGCTCATCATTAAGCAGATCAAAGTCCCAGTCAGCCAGCTCAGCAGTTTTATTATCAGCAAGCCTTAACGCCTTGACCTGCTCCTCGTTTAAGTCGTCAGCATAAATACACGGTACTTCTTTAAGTCCGAGTTTTGTCGCGGCCTTAAGTCTCGTGTGTCCAGCAATGATCGTGCCATTCTTATCGAGGAGGATTGGAATCCGGAAGCCAAACTCCTTAATGCTCGCAGCCACTGCATCTACCGCAACATCGTTCTTTCTGGGGTTTTTATCGTAAGGCGTGATAGCTTTCACGCTCAGCATTTTAATTTCCATTGTAGTCCTCCTTAAAAAGTAATCCGGCAGCCTGCGGCCATAGATGGGTCTTTCCGCAGGAGGAGTAACCGCGGCACCTATAATCCTCTTACTGCTTGTAACTCGGCACCAAGCATGCGCAGGCTTTAACCGGATTTCGGCAAAATAAAAGACGCCCCGGAGGACGTCTTCAATTTCTGCTGACTTTATAGTAGCACAGCAGATATGGTTTCATTTGTTGCATTTCGCGTCATTCGCACCATTTGTTGCAATTTTTAGCCGTTTTCAGTCATGGCCAGAGAAAACAAGGATGAATCAAGATAGTCAATGGCCAGTCTAAGTCTCCGCCTTATAGTTGTCGGGCTGCAGTACATGGCAGCAGAAATCTCATTTATGCTCTGACCGAGGATATATCTGCGCTTAATGATCAGAGCGTCCTCCAAAGGGAGAGCCGTGCTGACTACTATGTCTATGTCATTCTTGGCCTTAATGACCTTTTGTTTGGACTGCTCTAGCTTATCTGAGTGCTCGACCAAAGCAATCAGTGCAAACTCCTGCGAGTCATCTCCGGAGGACCGTCCAGGCAGTGGAACCATCTCCTTGGCCTGAACGGTCTTTTTCTTGTCATTCCCTCCGGTCGGCTTCTTTCCTTGGATGGTCTCTGTAACATAACGGCCGGTCCATCCTGCAGGGATTAAGGATCCTGATTTAATATTCTCTGCTCTAGCACGCAGCATTTCCTCTTCCGCTAAAAGGTACTCATACACAGCAAGTGCATCCCGATAGCTACACAGGAACTCTTCAGCCGTTTTTCTTTTGTGGTTATCACAAGACTCCATACTACCTTTCCAAATTTGCGGATTGTGCAGGTTACTTCTGTTCGGCCTTTAACTCTGCATAGCAGGTTGGGCACAAGTCCATCCAATCACCATCCACCTTTGTCGTTCTCCAGCCTTGGCGTTTCATTGAGTGTCTTACGTCATTCCATGTATCGCATGGTTCGCCAATGTCTCCGCATACGTCGCAAATCATTTCATATCTGTCATAAATCTTATCTATCATCTTCAGTCACCTCTTCAATTATTTGCAATCCACACACATCAGCAATTGATTTTTCGACTTTTGAACCGAGACTGTCTTTCCAGCCATTGAGCAAAAATATTGCATCACAAGTGAGCATTAGCTCGATTGAATTTCTCATGTAATCCGCCCTGTCAAGGCCATCCACCATCCATGCAGTGTGCTTAGGAATGTGGCCTTGCTCTTTCAAATTGTCAGCTGCCAAGTAAAAGGCTGCGCGATTATAGTCTGGAAGCCCTGTCATTGGGCCAGCAATATAAATTTTCATGATTACGCTTCTCCTCTCGTATGACCAGGTCTTCGTCCTTTATGGTCATATCGTTTCTAAATCTGTAAACACCGCCCACAAGACGGGCAGTAGTATACATCTAGGTCTTGCT